AGTGCAGACGCGGCAAACAGGGCATTAAATCGCCGGCGCCGTCGTCGTTCCCAGTATGGCTACGATGACACCCTTTTGACTCAACGGACTGGATTCAGTTCCAGCGATCTCGATCCTCAAGGATGACAGATTCTTTGGCAGCAAAGCGGCTGGCCAAGGCCGAACGCATGGCATCACAGCGTCTCGTCAATGACTCGCTGATGCGGGACATCGCTGAACACGTTCAACCACGGAAAGCTCAATCGATCCTTTCCGATCACGACCACTCCTCTACCGACGAGACCGACCGGCTTTTTGATACCACGGCGATGCAGGCAAATCAGACTCTAGGGTCTGGAATGCACAGCAACATAACGCCAATGGGGACCATTTTTGCATCCATCATGGCTCCGTCAGAGGTAAGCGATGGCCTTTCTTACGATGTGAGGAACTGGTTTCTGAAGGCGACTCAGGTCCTTCACCAAGAGCTTGCGAAGTCCAATTTTCATTCTGCTGTTGATGAATTCTACCTCGATCATGGAGGATTTGGAACAGCCGCGATGCTGTGCCGAATGGGGGAGAAGGGAACACTCGTCTTTGAAACCCTAGAAATCGGGACTTACTCCATCGCAGAAGGCGAAGACCGGCTCGTTGATACTCTCTACCGGCATTACGAGTTAACTCCGCGCCAGATCAAGCAACGCTTCGGGGACGATGTTTCCGCCACGGTTGAGGAGAAGGCGAACGACGAGAAATCCAAAGACGTTCCCCTCAAGATCCTCCATTGTATCGAGCCGCGGGAAGGATACGACCCGAACAGGATCGACGCGGAGAACATGCCAATCGCCTCCGACTGGATTCTAGTTGAGACACAAGAGGTCTTAAAAAGCTCTGGATTTCTAGAGCAGCCTTTCGCTGTGTCCCGGTGGCGTCTCTGGGGTAAATCTCCCTATGGATGGTCCCCGTCCTATTACGCTCTGCCTGTAGCTTGTCAGCTCAATTTCCTCGAACAGTGCATCGACGTTGGAGTCGAGAGAGCCGCCTTCCCTGCTTGGATGGTGCCGTCCTCACTGAAAGGGGAATTCGATCCTCGCCCCCACGGACAAAACATCTTTGACGCTTCTCCTGGTGGTGATGCGGCCATGCCTCAAGAACTCCAAGCAACGGGACGTCTTGACATCGCTGTAGAACGTGAAGAGCAAAAGCGAAAAGTGATCCGCGAGGCATTCTTCGAGGACCTCTTCAAACTCCTGTCTCGCATTGACAAGCAGATGACGGCCAGAGAGGTGCAAGAACTCACTGCCGAGAAGACCACTCTCTTCCACCCTTTCTTCGCTCGCCTCACCACTGAGTTTCTGTCCCCGATCCTGAAACGGGCCTTCGCCGAACTCCTCCGCGCTGGCAAGTTCGGCACTCCTCCAGATGCGTTGTTTGTGCGCACAGAATCAGGCTGGGAGATGGACGAGCCAGAGATCGAGTTCCAGTCTCGTCTAGCACTCGCTCACGAGATGGGAGAGGTTTCAGGCATCCTCCAGACAATCGAGGATCTGGCTCCAATGGCACAGGTGGTCGGTCCGCAGGTCTATGACTGGCTGCATCCCGATAGAGCAGGCGCGAAGATTGCCCGGACTCGTGGCGTGTCTGCTGAGGTGATGAGGACAAGCGATGAGATCGAGGAGAAACGCCAAGCAGAAATAGAGGCAGCACAGGCCGAAGCGCAGGCGCAGCAGGCCCAACAACTAGCTGGGGCAGTCCAATCACTTGGAGGACCGGAACAAGTCAGGGAGATGTCTGAGGCGATATGAGCGACGTAGAGGCGGATAATGTCAGGAAACGAATCAAAGAGGACCGCGAGAGGGCAAAGCTGGCGGAATCAGCCTGGCACTACTTCACGCAATCGCCCGAAGGGAAGAATCTTCACCGAATCCTTGAACACCAAAGCGGCGCGAACTTTTCGGCATTCTCCGCAAAAGACAATTTCAATCCACACGGCGCGGCCTTCCGTGACGGCATGCGGGCAACATTCCTAGTAATCCAAAACCTAATAAAAGAACATGAGTCAGCCACCAAATCTCACCCTGAATGAAGACGGGACCATCACCCGAGATGAAGACAAAAAGCTCGTCGCTACCGTCAAAGACGGCAAGATCGAGTATTCCGCTCCAGCGTATGCCAAGGCAGTTTACAAGGAGACAATCGAAGCTCTTGTTTCAGGCGAAATCGTTTCGGAGCCAGAACCCGAGAAAGCCCCGAAGCCAACTCCGGAATCCGAAGAAAAGGCGGCACCTGTCAAACCTGTTCGCGATCCGCACCACGGAGCATTTTCCGCAGAGTTCCTGAATTACGACCTCGCCACCATGAAGGAAGAGGAATTCTCCGCCAAGTGGAAGCCAAGCGCAGAAGTCATGCTTGAATGGATCGTTAATGATCCCGGCAAGTTTCACAATATCCCAGCCCTTGAAGAACGTCTCACCAGTCTTGCACAAGGCTGACACCAGCGAGAAGGGATAAGCCGTGAGTGTTCCTCGTCCCCTGAAAGCCAAGGTTGTTTCCATAGACCTCTACACTCTTGGCCTGGCGGGAGGGCAACCACGGCCCAGGACCTTCACAAAACACTAGAAAACCATGAGCGAAACACTACTTACACCGCCAGCATCAGCAGAGCCGTCAGCCGCTCCAGCACCGGAAGCAAAGCCGGTCGAATCCACAACCCCGGAACAGATCATCACCCCTCCCGAGGATCGAGACTGGACCAAGGCCATCAATCCAGACGGAACCTTCACGCAGGACGCTCACAAGTGGGGAGTTCCTGAGCAGTGGAAATCTCCCGGTGCCATCATCGACAGCTACAAGAACCTTCAGAAGATGAAGGGAGCCCCCGGAGAGGAGGCGACACCGGAGCAACTGAGCGCATACCGGCAAGCCAATGGTATTCCGGAAGTGGTTAACCTGGAATCATACGGGGTCCAACTCTCCGACGAGATGAAAGAGATCGTCCCCGAAGAAACGCTCGGGGAAATCTTGAAGGTCGCCAATGAGTCCGCTCACCTTGGCCATACTCCAATGGTCAACGCGATGGTTTCCAAGTATGCCGAGATCACGGAAGGAATCGAGAGGCAGCTTGCGGAACAAACCGTAGAGGAGCAAAAGGCAGCACTGGAAGCCAGCAAACAAACCTTGCACTCTGATCCAAACTTCCAAGGAGACAAGATGACGGCAGCGATTCAGACCGCAACAAATGGTCTGAATTCATCACTCGAAGCTCTCGGGGAAGACCCGAATTCAGATGCTGCCAAGGAAGTCGCCCGGAATCCGCTCATGGTTCGGATTCTGCACTACTTTGCCAGCAAGATGGGACAGGACTCCACCAACTTGGGGAATCCGGTTGCCGATCTCCGCTCCGGAGAAGAGCAGGTTGACGACATCATCAACAACCCTGCAAACCCGCTCCACAAGCCTTATCATGACGGAGATGTCTTCGCTCAAAAGAAGGTCCTTTCTCTCATGGGCGCGAAATAATCTCCCTTAAGACATAACCCCTGACCCCGTGGCGGAACACAGAAGACCGTCACGGGGTTTTTAGTGGATCAAAACATACGTTCCCTCACGGCAGAAACGCGGTCAAATTGAGTTCGATAAGAGACGAAGACAATCCCGGTCGCAGTAGTCTGAGTCTGTCCTGTGTGGGATTTTTTGCATTCATCTGCGACCGGGAACCTTCTCAGATCTTATCCGCTAACCGGAGCGCACCACCGCAGGCCAAGAACCCCCACTCATGGGGACAATCGATGAGCTGATTCTAATAAAATCAAAACATCCACTACCATGAGTGAATTCGATCCAATTACCGCACAGGCTTACCAAAAGGTCTATGCCAAGAACTTTGAGCATCAGGCTCAACAAAAACTGAAGCGCGTTGCGCAGTATGCTCGAACTGAGTTCGGCTGCGTCGGTGCTTCCAAGACCCACAACACCCTCGAAGAAGAGGACATGACCGAAACCACCGGTCAGCGCATGGGTCTCACCCAACTCTCCGAAGTTGCCGGAGAGATTCGTCACATCTTCCCACGGAAGTTCAACTCTGCCAAAGGGCAAGACCAGTTCGATCCAACCCTTTTGGCTTCGACCGTTCTTCCTGGTTCCACGATCATGGAGGCCCAGACCGCAGCGTTTAACCGGACTTGCGATGATGTCTTCATCACCGGAATTACCGGGAACAACAGCACCGGCGTCAATGCAGACACCACAGAGGCCCTCGCCTCGGACATGGTGGTTGCAAAGGACTACGTTCGGACTGGTTCCGCAGCCAATTCCAACCTGACAACCGGGAAACTTCGCTACCTCAAGCGTCAGTTTGAGAAAAACGAGTTTTACGGACAGGACCAAAAGGCAGCAGGGGCCAAACTGTGTTGCGCAATCAACGCCGACATGAAAGACGCCATCATTGCCGATGAACTGATCTCCGACGCTGACAAGACCCGAATCAACAAACTTGATGACGGCGACCTTGTCTACTGGATGGGGATTCACTTCATCCGGACTGAGCGCGTTCCTCTCGTTGAAACCAACGTCTACAACGCTGTGATGTGGGTGAGCAACCTTGTCCAGTTTGACGAGTGGGCCGGAGCCGTCCACCGCATCTCGGAACGTCCTGATCGCTCCTACGCGATTCAATACTACGTCGAGAAGATGGTGGGAGCCTGCCGCCTTGAACAGAAGTCAGTCGGAACCATCGCCTGCCAGACCAACCTCTTCACCTAAACCACTAGAAGGAGACCAATATAATGCCAACTGAACGAGCATCCGCAGCCGAGGCCCTTTACCTCGCCAAAACCCAAGGCAGTCGCGTCGGCACCATCCGTGGTGAAGAAGTGAACGCCGATCTTAACCTCATCGTTACCAAAGTCACCCTTGTGGGTGACGAGTCGGCAAACGATGTCATCACCCTGACGCCTCCCCTCAAGCAAGGGCAAGTTCCGGTCCCTGCCTTGTGCAAGGTCGTGACTCCCTCCTCGTTGGGAACCGCGCTTTCGGTCAAAGTCGGAATCGATACCGACGACGATTTGATTTGCGGGGCGACCGCCATTCAGGCGGCAGGCGTGATTGATAACCTCGGGACCAATGAACTCACCTACGAGAGCATTGCGACCGGGAAAGAACTCATCGCGACCGTGACCACGGCGACCAGTTTGACCGCTGACGCCACGGCCACGTTCTACATTGTCACCCGCTCGGTCTAAAGTCCGAGTCCACCAATAACCACGGAAGGCCCGATCCGCTAGAATGACGGGTCGGGCCTTCATTATTTCCAGCCATGACCAAGACCGAAGTTGCTAACCTTGCCCTCTCAAGACTGGGGGCTTCTTTGATTATCAGGCTGGGAGATGACACCTTACCTGGGTCAAAAGAAGCGGATCTGCTCTACGAACCCACCCTAGAGGAAGTGCTCCGAGAGTTTCCTTGGTCATTCGCAGAGAGGGAGGCAGACCTTGCTCAACTCAGCACTGCGGAAACAGCCCATTTCAACTACTCATTTCAGCTTCCCGCCGATTGCGTCCGGTTCCTGACGCTCCAGACTGACTACCGAGATCTTCCAAAGAATGAATTTCGCAGGACTGGAAGCAAGATCCATTGTGACGCATCCACAGCAAGGGTCTCCTATATCACGAGTGATCTGGAGCCAGACGACTACGATCCCGACTTCAGGAATGCCTTCGTTACGCTTCTAGCATCCAATCTGGCAACCCCTTTACTCCAGTCTCCAAACATGGCGCAGGCATTGAAGGACGAATACTTCAGGGTTGCCCTTCCAAAAGCCAAGACCGTGGACGGCAGGGAGACTGACGCCAAAGAAAACCACGGAATTGCCAAGTCGATCACCACTAGTCCTTTTGTTCAGGCTCGCTACGTTCGCCGAGGCCGTTACATCCCGCGCTCTTCTTCCTGATGCTTCACCATGTCCAAAACGCGTTCAACGCTGGGG